ATTGACCTACTTTAACAGATCCCCAATCCATATCAATATAAAGTTTATCTTGTCTTTTATTAAATCTAATCATTTTCTCTGGATTTAACAAAAAACTGATATCTTCAAGATATCTTTTAACCATTGTATAAGTTAAAAGTTCAATCGTATTAAAATAATAAACATCATTTAACATCAATTGATATTGAATATTGAACATTCCCTGAGAAACAGTATTATTACCATCTACTTTAAAAATTTTATTTATTCCAATAACAGTGGGTGGAATTTGTATATAATTTGAATTTTCTATATATGAAAAAGTAGTTGCAGTTCCAACTATGGTTGCTTGCGTTGATGTTGTTGCAATACCAACAGTTGAATTATTTCCCGGAGCTCTTCCCCTATCAATATCTGCTTGGGTTATTTGATATTTTAAATACATCTGCATAACACCATCAAAATGCCGTTCCTGAAAATACTGAACAGCATCATCAACAAGATCTTCTATTTGCTCATCAGCAACGTTAATTTCTAAAACTGGATATCCCAGTTTTCTTTTGGAATAATCTATGAGTTCTTGTCTTGTAGATGGTTGAGCCATTATAATCTACCTTTATAGAGGTATTTATGATTTATTGATGAAAGAAGTCAATAATGACTTAATTTCTGATAAATCATTTTTTATAGATTCAACTTCAGTTTCCAATCTTTCCATTTTTAATTTTTCATCTTGAACCGATTTTATTTGTTTCAAATGCTGTTGATATGCATTTTTATCAGTGTTTATGATTGCACCAGAATTTTTATCTCTGTAAAGATTTGGTCTTCCCTCAACTGGTATTAATTTTTTCATTTTATGCTAACGCAATTGCTCTAAGTTCTTTAATCAATGGTGATTTTGCTTGATCAGTTCCTGTCATTATAATTTTAATAGCAAATCCATCAAATTCTGGCAGTTTATCCGCAGTAAATTCATAATCTCTAAAATCACTTTGAGTTGAACTTGATTCGACAAACTGATCAGAACTTCCAGTATTGAGAGATTCATCTATTATCTCACCATTTTCATTCAAATTCTCATAACCAGGGAACAAACTATAAACAACATTTAAATCATCAGAATCTTTTCTGAACAATTTATACATTACTTTTATTTCAGATGTGCTTGGTCTGTATGCTGATAAAAGAACTTTTAATGATGTTGCTGGATTTGCAAGATTAATGTTGTTTGAAACATAAACTGCAGAGTGTGGATCATCAAACTCTCTTCTAGTATCAAGTGCAGTTGTATCAGATCCAGGCCAATTTTTTACTGGATTGTTAAGACGATTTACAGTTAAAATCATATTAACTCTTTCCATATCTATAACTGGAGAGACATTTTCGTCCGCAGTAAATAGATCCAATACAAAAGTGAATGATTTATTACCAGGTAAGTTGGATAAAACATTATTCTCATTATCTTTATTTGCAACCATTCTCAAGGAAGAAAGTTCATTTACATTATTAATTTGAACTTGTTCAAAACCTATATCTTCAAAAGATAATTCGTTTCCATCTACACTAGTTGCACTAATTGTTCTTATGCGAGAACTTACTCCAGTTCCTTTTGGAGTAAATGCATTTACACTTGGAGTTACATATGAGAATACTATATTTTTGGATGATGTTATGTATTCATCTTTAGTGTAATTAAAGTTGCTAGCAGATTTTGTTTCATTAAAGTAAAGATTTGGTAGTCCGTCTGGATTGTTTGATCTGTTCACTCCATAATTAGTATCACTCATATCAATTTTAACATAGTAATTATCAGTATCAACTGGATTTGATACTGATGCTGAAGGTGAAGACATATTGTGAATTTTGTTAATTCTTCTCAAAGAAACTCCATTAAACTCATATTTCATAACTTGATCACCAATGCTGTGAGATGATGATGCTAATAATCCTGTACCGGTTACATTTGCATCTATTCCTCTAGTGATACCAGTCAATGTATTAGTTGATGTTGTTACTCCAGTATATCTTATTAGTTCATCTTGAATTCTGGCATATCCTGGATTGGTTGTTGAGACACCAACATTTTCAAAATTTGCAAAAATTGATATCGAATCAAGTTGAATACTTGATGTTTCTGTAGCACTATAATTGCTTACTAGTTTTACTGGAGTTAAATCACTTTTCGCATTATTAATTCTAACTAAGTTATTAGTTGCATACATTCCATGATTATAGTTTGTGACTTTAAAGTGTTGTCCGTCAAAGTTTGTATTTTGCTCTAAGTAAGAAACTGTAGTTAATCCAATATAACTTGTAATTCCTGGTGAAGATACGTAAGTCAATCTATTCCCAATTACATTATCATAATTACCCTGAACATTATCTAAGAATAATGTATTAACTGCACCAAGTTTTTGAACAGTAAGTTTTGCACCACTTCCAAAAGATACAATAGAGGTTGGAATACCTACAATATCCCCAACTCTATAACCATATCCACCTTTAGTAACAGTTACTATTCCAGATGTAATGACATCTAGTTTCCCATCTGCAAAAGTAACGTCTATAGTAAGTCCAGATCCTTCACCAGTTAGAGTTTCTAACTCAAGATCAATATAAGCAGCTGATGTATACCCAGAACCAACTGCATAAGATGTTAGTCCTGCCCCAGCTGATGTTTTTTGAGCCACCGATCCAGCAATACCAACTAGTTTTCCTGAAATTGATTTATCAGTAATTCCAATACTAACTCCAGGAACTATTCCCGAATACAGTTCTATGCTTGTGGATAGTCCTATTTTTAATTTATTAGAGTTAGAACTAAAATTATTTGGATTTATTTTACTAAATGTGTTGTAATCACCTCCCTCAATTGGATTATAGAATGAGAAAGATCCTGGATTTTTTGTAAATACTGCTTTGTATAGAACAAATTTCAGATCGTCATATCCACTTGGTTCCCAAGTAGTTCCATTTTGAGATTTAAATAGAGATCCAAGAGTTGGTTGTTGGGAAACAATTTTTCTAAAAGATTCAGGAAGATTTCTTGTTGTTAGATCTTCTTCACCCATTCTTGAGATAAACACCTGATAATCTGTAGAGTCGGACAACAACACAATTGCATACTCTTTTCCATTCTCTAAGAAAACTGGAGCATTAAAAGTAACCGTAGTTGCTATTGTTCCAGTATCTGAAGTTAAAATTTGAGATGGTAAAATTTCTACTTCAGAGAAAGGAACAATTAGAGATGTTGGTATTCCGTTTTCAACTGTTCTCAATTGAACGATAATAGGTAAATCTGTGGAGGTTTTTCTAAAGAAGAAAAGATCTACTTTTGTTGCAAATATTCCTGTTGATCCATCAACAATAAATGATTGTGCTAATGGATCACGATAAACCTCTCTAACTCCAGTTACTTTTTCTGTTACATTAGTTTCTTCATTTACAAATGCAGTTACTGAAGAAGTATCGGAATCAGAAGATGCTCTAAGTCGTTTTTGAGATACTAATTCTTTACTTATTCTTGCATTTCTAATACCAAGTTCAGTATCTTGTGATGTTTGTAAAATTCCTTGAGAGTAAAACTCTTCTTCAGCTGAACTTGTCACTGATCCTGGAATTGGATTGTTATTTGTAGAGTTTGTAAGTTTTAATTTTTTAATTCCAGTTTCAAATGTGACTGTACCCTCTTCTGGAACAAAAAATGATCCAATCAATGTTCCAACACTGTCACTAATTAATCTAGAATTAGTAACTTTTGCTTTAGCAGAACTAGAAGATCCTAATAAAATAGCATTATTCTTGATAAGACCATACAGAGTTCCTATTGCAGCTTCTTGTAAAGAAGAAGTATCAATATTTAAAATAGTTGATGATGATGTATAACTATTTGGAAGTGTGCTGGATGGGCTATATGGATTTAAAGTATAAGTTGTTGTTGGTGAGTTATAAGGACCATACTTATGATTTGCAGATGCAATTCTAAAAATAGCAGTCATAACTGTTATTTTTGATGGATCATATGCTCTGACAATTTCACCTACGGTAAATGTTCCAGACAACATTTCAATTTCAAGTAACTTTGGAAAAACGTTTTTTCTTACATCTACATTATCAAAGAAAGGATAAAACTCAGTATTTGGTTTTAACTTACGAGCAACAAATTCTATATTTCTTGCTCTCATGTATCTAACAAACTCATTATTTACAATTCTTGCTCCAAGATTTGTAGAGTCAATTTTTTCCTTTACATTCCATTTAATTCCTTCTCTGGATTGAAAGAGTTTTGCACCAACTGCTACTGTTGCCCCAACATTTAATCTATCTCTAGTTGTGGCAGTTGTTCTTACCCCCGAAGTAATTCTTTCTGCTGGTCTTGCTCCTGTTGTTCTTCCAAATGCTGGTCTAGTAATACTTTCTCTAACTTCAAAAGATTCTTCGGAAGATCCAACTAATTCATTAGTTACACTCAAACTTAAATCGGTCTCAACATCAATTCCAATCCAATCAGTTTGCCAAGAGTTCCAATCAATTGGACTAAATCCCGTTTTTTCATCAATATCTAATTGTTGTACTGTTGACTGATAATTCCCTTCAACAGTAACTCTGTTGGGACTAATCTTATTGGTATTAACCCAAGTATCAGAAGATGGATTTAATTCAATAGTTCCAACATAAGAAGTTACTAAGAAAGGAGTAACATTTTCAACTCTAGTTGCAAATTCATTTTTGACAAATACTTTATCTGTATAATTTAAAGTTACAATTTTTTTATTTCTCTTAATATTTTCATCTTGAGCATTGCTCTCATAAGTATAATCAACTTCTGTATCTCCTGTTATACCAATACCAATTGCAACAGATTGTCCAATAAGATCTATAGCAGTTGTGTAATGAGAGGGTCTTAAATATCCTTTTCCAGAATCAATACTAGATCTAAAAATAGGATTTCTTACATTATGAGAAGCATGTGACTTAAAATTATCTACAAAAAATCCACATTTAAATCTATCAACTCCATTTGTTTTAATAGAAAGTGAATCTGTAGAAACTTCAAGAAGAGATAATTGAGTATAATATTCTAGATTTGCAATTCTATTTTCAAGTCTAGAGATATCTTGCATTCTATATCTCTTATGTACAGCATAATTTATCTTTGCGTCAGTGATATTATAGAGATATGCTGGTAATACAATTGTAGCTATATCAAGTGATCCATCAATATTCTTTGGTGCAGTTGGATTCTCCGAAGGAATTCCTTTTTGAAGTTGGAAATTTCCCTCTTTACTTAAAGATAGTTTATCAATTCTTGGGAGATAATATGAGAAACCAACAATAAAAGTTTCATTTGGTGCTAGATGATAATTTGATGATTGCCCAGGTCCATCAAAAATTCTAGATCTAAATTCAAATGGTGAAAATGTGGAACTAGTATTATAAGAGCTTACTCTAGGTCTAATATCAATGGCATCACTTAATCTAGTTCCACTTATCTGATAAAGATCTGAATATTCTTCTACAGGATAACTATCTACTGTGTAAGCATCTCCGACATCTGATGTTTCTACAACGTAATTTTGAAATACTATTTTTATTTTTTTAGTTGGATTGAAAGTTTCTGTTATTTTTTCAATTCTAGAAAAATCATAAAAATTCAATCTCTGCCCATTATCTAATTTATAATTTGAAGAAATATTTTTGTCACCAGCAGAGACAACATTACAAATACCAGTTATTCCAGAATCCTTAAATGAAATTATTTCTCCCGGTGTAAATTGCGATTGATTTAGATAAACAATTTCAATGGAAGATGTTGATTTAGAAACAACAATGGCAACACTATCACTATCAGAACCAATAACATTTTCTCCAATCAAAACATCTGTTGCGACTTTGTTTGGACCTGTTAAAGATGCCGGAACAAAAGTTATACTTGGTAAAATTGGATCTGATGTGGTTGAAGATTCATATATTCCTAAGACCTTTGTTACATCTGAAATATTTAAAGAAATTTCTCTATCTTGAATTCTAGTTCCATAAACAAAACTATAAGTTAATCCGTCATTCAAAGTTGTAACACCAATTCCAGAAGCACTATTGCTGGATCTGCTAATAATTAAAGTATTTGCTTTATTGAGTTTTTTAACTTTTTCTTTTAACTTACCTTTCTTTAAAGAAACTAATAAGGTAGCATTTGATCCACTTGCAACACTTAAATTTTTAATTTCTAAAGTTTTAAATCCACTAGAAAACTTAAATTTATCTGATGTTAGTGGTTCAACTTTACCATTAGAATATGTTAAACAATATCTTTCATCATTAAATGGTTGATAAATGTAATCAGTATCAAGTGTTGGAGCCGAAATAGAATTTCCACTAAAAGAAGCAATATTATATTGTCTCTTGACAATAATATCGGTTGACTCTGTATCAATTGTTGATACGTTGGTTTTTGAAAGTGCGGCTATAAAAGATGGGGCAGAAACATTTTCAATTCTTGAAGACCTAATAGAAAATTCACTCGTATTAACTATTGATAAAGGAGTGTTTCCATGACAAATGTCTTTTACTGTTCTAACAGACGAAATTCCTAAAATTCTACCACTTTCTGAAATTTCTACAATTTTATTAAAAGTAACAGTAGAAAATCCAGGTTGATTATAACTTACGATATTTCCAATTGTAGCAATTCCAATAAAATTAGTTGTGGTTGAAGTTACAGTACTAATTCCTGTATCTGGATCAGCAGCACTTATTGTGAAAGATGGAACAGTAATTTTTGCTGCAGTATTTACAATGTTTAATGTGGGTGGTGTTTCTGCATTTAATAAAATATCAGCTGTAAATCCAGTATCTGCTGTTGCTCCATTTCTATATGAAAAAACAGAATTTACATCTGATAATTTATAATCTCTTATTGATTTTACAATATGACCATATGTAGAAATTCCACTAACATTAATTGCTTCATTTTTAACAAATTTTCCAGTAACGTTATATAAAACTGCTTCTTGAGCGTTAGAGATTGAAGACGTTACGTATCCTTTAGCACCACTAGATTTTCCTTCAATTAAGGTAGAAGCTGGTAACGTTATAAAAGTATTAAATCCTACATTGGTGTAAGTTTGAATATCAAAAAGCCTCATTTGATATGTTGTTGTTACACCAGTTGAATTCACGTAATTAAAATCATATACTCTAGCAACACCAATCTCACCACCAGTTGTTCCGATACCAGTTCCTTTTCTTTCACTTCTTAAACTTAAAAATGCTGTTGTTGCTATTCCTACTGATGGTTGACCAAGAACATTATTGACAAAAATTAATGGACCACAATTAAAAGCAACACCTTCAGATTGAATGGATGATGTTGTTTTTGGTTTTTCTATGTCAATAAAAGATTGTGAATCTTTATATACTTCAAATCCTCTAATATATGCTTTACCTGGTGAAATTTTATAAGTTAATAAGTCATCCGAAGGAATATTTCCATCAGATGTCAATTGATTTTCAAAATATATTCCGTCATTTCCTTGCTTATCATTTAATGTATTTTTAACAATAACTGTAAAAGGAGAAACATAGTAATCCCCAGATTCATCAAAAGTTCTTCTGGCTAATTCTTCTGCAATGATATTATATTGAGTTTTGTCAACTATTTTTTCTAAAACTCCTTCATTTAATCTTAAAAGTTCAATAAAATTTTCATCATCAAAATTATCAATTTCTTTTTTTGATAAAGTTGTTGAAATTTTTAATCTATCTGCTCCAGGAGCTGTATAGTTTGAAAATCCTCTAGAATTATCATATAAACTTTCATCAATATCTGAAGTTATAATTTCCTCATTTATAAACAATCCAACTCTATAAGATGGTGTTGAAGAAAAAGGATCTAAAACTAAGATTTGATCTTCAACTCTAACAAAATATCCTCTAATAAAGTAGACACCTTCGGAAATAAAAACTGCTGAACCAATACTAGTTGAATTAGAATTTAAAGTTCTAGCAAATTCTTCACCTGTTGGTATTATATTTGCTAATCCATATGTTATATCAGAAAGAGTTAATAAATTTTCACCATCTGAAAAAGTAGTATCAGAGAAATTGGTTCCGGAACCTTCATAGTTAATAAAAAGAATGGTATTTCCAGTATCCTGATTAACTTGGACATTGGTGATAGTAGCAACTACTCCACTGACAGATCCTTTAATTTGTTTTCCTATTAACTGATCTTTATAAAGAGATACTGGAAGACCTAAAAATTCTTGTTCTATCTGAACACTTCTATATCTAAGATTATAAGTTACAGATCCAGGAATAACTCTTGCACCTTCTTTGAAGAAGTGAGTTCCAAACTTTTCAATTTGATTTTGTAAAATTGACTGTAAAGTTGTTAACTCTCTAGCCTGTACAGGATATCCTGGCTTAAAAAGAACTTTATAAAAATCCTTGTTTGGGTTGTAATCATCAAAATAAGGAGTTCTGTTTAAATTAGTTTCCTGTGGCATGATAGTTAAAACTGCAGTATAATTTTAATGTCTTCCTTTTGATTGGAAGTTCTGATGACTGACGGCCTGTTGTCTACATATATGATGTCTCCCGAATACTTTTGTACTTCAGGAGACGATGCACCATTTATAAATGTTTGACCAAGAAAGTAGGTAAAGTTATTTATCTCAGTAGATATACCTGGATTGTTTGTTGTTCCAAAGTTTGTTTGGATTGCTAAATTATTAGTCCCTCCAAAAATAGTTATAGATCCACCAGTGTCTGGTAATGGTCTAAAATCATGCAGTTCATAACCATACTTTGGTGAAATTGGGTTATTATACGCATCTCTTTGTGTAGATATTGATAATTTTCTTTCTTGCCAATATTTAACAACTCCAGTAACATTGTCCCAAGATGCTATTTTTCCAACAGCAGTAGATCCAATACCAATTGTCTGACTTATTTCGGAATCTAAAGTAAAAATAGTTGAAGTTGTCAAACCAGTTAACTTTAGTGCGTACAAAGCACTTGCTTTTTGTTTAGTTAGTACTGTAGTTGAATTATAAAAAGTAGGATTTTTTATAATTCCAATTCTTGCAAATTGATTACCAACTACAAAATCTGGATCCAAACTATCATTTTCAAATCTTGAATAGACCATTGTTTTATTTGCACCTAACTCACGATAGATATCAAATCCGTGACCTCCTGATGGTGGAATAATAACTTCAAATTCAGCATCTTTATCTGTGCTTGTATTTGTAATTCCTGCGGAATTTAAATCAACTGTTGCATAAGTATATCCAGATCCACCATTTGTTACAGTAATTGAAGATACTTTTTGATCAGCAGAAACAACAACGGAGCAAAGAGCTTCTCTTCCATTTCCTTTAATGGGAATATTGTTGTAAGTATTTGGTGTATAACCTTCACCCCTATCAATAATATTGACTGTTTTTATTTGTTTGCTATTAGATGCATTATCTCTTACTGATGCTACATCAGTACTTGTTGCCCAATTATTTGGAACTGAGATATAATTTGTTGAATCAAATTTTATAATATCAGATGGTTTAATCGTGTATAAGTATTTCCAAACGTATCCATCTCCACTTATTCCAGCTGCTCTTGGCTCTAGGTCAATAAAAGTTGGTTCATCTAATGAGGGTTTCCCTTGAATATTTTCTGGGTCAGTACCGTTATTAATGCATATATAAACTCTATAATCACTATTGATTACATAAAAATTAGAGTCGTAAAGATTTGTTGCCCCACTATTTGGGGCTGGATTATTTGCTGAATAATTATGTTTATACATGTCATAGGTGGTTCCAGATGACCATGTAATTTTTCTAATTACCTTAGAAATATCAGATTGATTTAATTTTTTTAATGCAATAATACTTTCCCAGAAATTATTATACTCGTCAAAATTGTCTACTGGACTTGGTGTATTGGTATCCCAATTTGAACTAACTTCGTTAGCATTAGGCAGACCAACAAACATATAATAACTATTTGAACCGGTAGAAGCAATACCAGTTAATAAGTTATCTGCATTAAGAATTCTAAATTGATTTGTAATTATAGCAGCCATTTAGGGTTTTTTATTTATTTATGATGTATATAGAGACCTCATTGGATTTACTCTGACAATTAGTGGAGAGGTCGATAATCCTGTTATACCATTCTCTATAGTAAGAGGGAAAACTTTTGGAGATGATGATCTATCAAAGTCATATAATCTTCCCCAACTAAACATTCCAAAGAATTGACTGCTACCAATTCCTGTCAAATTATTGTAAGATGATACACTAGAGATAACTCTTACAACATCTGTCGTGTTCCCAATACCAAAAGCATCTGCTGACACAATTTTAACATTAAAAGCTTGATAGACATTATCTAGATATGAAGTTCCAATTCCAAGAACACTATTATCATCATTAATTGAAGTTACTCCATTTCCAATGACTGAATTATAAATTGTAAAATAATATCCAGTTTGAATACCAGAAATAGTCAAAGCAACTCCAACTTCACTAGAATTTCTCAAAGCAGAATCTTTTGGAATATAAAAATCAAAAACTAATCCAGTAGAGACACCGGAAATATTAGTTGTTCCAATTCCAGTAATTATTCCAAAATCTCCTTCAAAATTTACATTAGTTATAGTTTCAATTTTAACTGGATCTTGACTGATTAAAATTTGCGGGGGATTTGAAGAAGTATATCCAAATCCAGAACTTGTTATTTCAATTGAAGATATGGTTCCTATTCCACTTACAGTGCATGTTGCAATTGCAGAAGCATTAGTTTGTGATTTGGATATTACAATAGAGGGTGCTGTAGAGTATCCAGTCCCTCCATTAGTTACTACAACACTTGCAATCGTGCCTGCTATTGATACAATTGCTGTTGCAATTGCCACTACGTTTTGTTCTTGTGAAATGATATTTAAAGATTTTTTTGCTTCGGGAAGAATTTCTGGATTATAGTCAAATAAAATTATTGAATTTTGAACAAAAATTGATGTACTTCCAACACCTATTGGTCTAATTACATTAGTCGCGGGGAATATGTTAGAGTTTAGTTCCTCCCTACTTTTAGATATTAATCGTTCATCAAGATAAAAATCTTCTTTTTGTTTACACCATTCTATTGTCCTTGTTAAAGATGAATCTGAAGAAATTCCTGGACCATGGTAAATATTTGTATAGACAGTATCAACAGTTTCTACTTCTGAAACAACTCTTTGTTTTTGTGTATAAACATTTTTTAAACCACGCAATTGATCAACTAATTTTACCTTATCACCAACTTTAATTGATGGGATTACATCTACATTTATAACATCAGAATCAGATCCTTTGAAGAATAAAACTTTAACACTATCCTCAGATTTAGGTGCTTCTAAAAATTGAATTTGGGATCCACCATTAAACACATAAGAATTGTCAGGAATTTGTAAAACATCATTGATAAAAACTATGAGATTTTGTTTTAAATCAATTGGTGATCCTTTTTTGGAAACAAAATTTGAAATGACACCATTTTCTTTTAATGTAAAAATCTTTTTATTTCCATCAAATTGTGAATTAAAATTGTCAAGAACAACAAATTGACCAGGATACCAAGCATTAAATTTATCACCGAATATTTCTTGAACTGTTAATTTGAATGGACTATAAGAAAGTGAGGTTAAAGTTGGAATACCAATAGATCCTCCAACTGCAAAAGTTAAAACATTTCCCACAGAATATCCATAACCACTGTTTGATATATTAAAATCGATTACACTGTTTCCATATCCAACAACAATATCAATAGTCGCTTCTGTTCCTACTCCAGAATTTGAAGAATTATAAACTAAAGGAATATTTTCATAGTTTAATGGTGCATCAATAATAATTGATGGTGGATTAGTTGTTGTGTATCCAGATCCAACGTGAGTTATTGCTATAGAAACTATATTCCCATTTGCGGCAGATGCCGTGCCTATAGGCAATCTTCCACTAGATGTAGCCACGGAAACTACAATTGATGTCTGAATACCAGGTCTATATCCAGATCCACTATTGCCAATTGAAACAGATTGAATTGTTCCTGCAATAGAAACTATTGCTGATCCCCCAGCAGAAACTAGTGGTTGGAATCCATATCCCTGAGTTGATCCAACAGAAACGATAATCCCACCTCTAGGAAGACCCGAACTATTGACATCAAACTTCATTGGACCAGTTATGCCTGTGGTTGTTAATCCAACTGGATTTCCACTAAAGACAACACTGGAAATTCCAGAATTTTGTATGACTTCATATGTGTAAGTTTGAGCTATTCCTGTTGCTGGATATTTTGGTTTTTGGAATATATTATTGATTAATAATATGCCTGCAGAAACTGAACTTGAAGAAACTATTCCAGTTACAGGAATTCCATTTGATTTTAAACTAAATTTATTTCTTTTTCCATCAAATTGATCTGTGATATCATCAAAAATAGCATTTTGATGGTATGCTGTGTTGGAAGAACCAACTGGTTCAGATCTCAAGAATATCCTTCCTTGGAAAGAGGAATATCTTTCACTTTCTTCTCCACCATGAGGTGCTTCCACAAAATAAATTATGTCATCAACAATATTATAATTGCCATCATGTTTTGTAATAATAGACCCTGTTGAATGTATTTGTGATGTTGTTCCTAATTGTTCTCTTCTACAAGCGACTCGATTAGTTCCCCCAATCCCCACATCTGTTATCAATAAAAATTCATTATTAATTTTAATCAAATCTTTGGCATAAAATCCATCTATATTATCAAAGTAAACTATAGAAGTTGTAGATACTTCATCCGTGTCTTGAGTAACAAAAGAAGTTTTTGCTGTCGATACAACAGGATTTTGTATGATATTATCAATGCATATAATAGATTTGCTATTGGATTTGTGATTAGAAGCAAATGTATGAGAATTTCCTACACCAACATTTTGAATATTTAAAGTTTCTGGAATAAGTTTGAGTGCTTTTTCTGGTGTGTCTGCAAATTTTAAAATATTTTCATTAATTTTAACTGCATATAAAGAAGATGGTAATAAATCAGTTGTTCCTATGCCTGCAATTGTGGTTGTAGCAATTCCAATTTTTGTTCCAGTTGTTGAATAATCTATTTTTTCTCCAGTAACAAAGAAGTGATTTGGAACACTAATAGTATCATTAACTATATCTACTACTTCAGATGAAGATCCATTTACAACTTTTTTAAATATTGGAGATTCTCTATGTTTTAAATTAAAATCTCTCTTCAATGAAATCTGAGTTCCTTCAAAACCTAAAGGAATTACATCTGAAGAAATTAAAGAACTTTCCAAATCAATTTCAACGGGATTTTGTTTTGGTGTTACTTGCAATGTTTTTTGGAGAACTCTTACTTGAGTATCAATATTTTGATTTGGGGTAAAAGTTAAATTGCAATTATTTGTTGTTTTTGCAGCTCCAATTTGTCCTAGTGAACCGTTTGAATAAATTGAAACATATTCAGATACAGATGGATTAAATTCAGAATCAACTGTTAATACAATTTCAGAAAATTGTATCTGATTGTTAGTTGTATCATGAACCTGAACGTAATATAATGCACCATCATGAGGATCTGGTAAAGCAGTAGAGAACCCAGCAACATTTGTTTCAATTGGTGTTGAAGTTGATGCAATGGAAACATAATGAGATGATAACTCACCTTTGTACAGAATAGTTGTTCCAACTCCAACAGAAGATGTGTTGCCGATTGAAATGCTCATTCCCCTAACATTAACTGTTAAGTCGGGATTTGGAGTAAAAGTAACTAACATCTTATCTACAGAAGTTGTTACTCCAACTTGTCCAACAATTCCAGAACCAAATGCAGGAGTAAAATCTCCAGAATCAACATCTCCGAAAATTTGATAATGAACATTTGATCCTACATTTGTAAGATTTACTTCAACAAATTGTATATCAGTATCATTAGAAGATGCTGATAAAAGAACTTTTGCAGAAGAAAAGTTAGTGGTTGGAATTGATATTATTGTATTTTCTGTTGGAGATGGTGAAGAACTTATGGCAACAGCAGTGCTGGCAAAACTCACTACATTTCCAAGAGAAGTTGAACCAATTCCACTAATTCCCGGAGAAGAAAGAGAAATACTGATATTTGCCATATTATAGCTATTATATTCATATTTGGATGGGTAGAAGAGAACCTCTCCATTATTTCCCGACCTTCTAAATCCAAAAGAACCCAAGTCTAAAACAGTTTCATTTCTGCCATAAGCAGTTAAATATCCATTTGCTCCATCGTAAATAACATTAACAATGATTATTTCCTTTTCACCAAAATATCTTGAATCTTTTATGAGAATATAAAACTGTGCTGCGTTATACTTGGTAACATCAAAAGTTCCTACAACAGCATAATTGAATATGCTCGGAGTATCATCAAAATCCACACTAATATCATCAATTTCCAAAACTCTATTTGTCACGAATTCGGTGTAATCTAATAATCTTAACGAATCAAAATAAATTTGGGATGACGTTAGAGAATTACCAAATGTTTTTGTCAATTCTCTAGAAATTGCATAATCTTCATAACAATCAAAATCTTTATTTTCTATAATATCAACTAAAACTTCAGCATCAGATGATAAAACAGTAATTGTTGAAGTTGTATTTTCTGACTCTACTTGTAAATCTGAAAATTTCTTAAATCCAGCAGTATGTGTCAAAGAGTTTACTTTTTCGTTCCATTTTTCAATTGGAACTCTAGATTTAATAGAATATGAAAAATTTTGATAGTAATCACCATCTTGTAGCACTTGTAAAAATGTGTTTAGTTTTCCAATGTCTCCAGTGTAATCTTTTACTGTTTCATTAAATGCATTAACTTGCAAATCTGCATAAGAATCATATGGTTGAATTACAATAGATCTATTATCAGTTGCTCCACCTCTTAATATTTCTCCAGGATTAATTTTTCTTGAATAATTTCTAATTTTAAGGAGTTTAAATATAGAATCCCATTTTTCTATAACTCCAACTTTTTCATTATTAACAAATACATTTTCACCCTTATTATATTTAAATTCACCCACAGAAATTTTGGGATTAAAGGATGGTAAATAACTCTCTGGGACAACTCTACCATAAGAATTTGTTCCATTTTGTAAAGATAATAATCTAGAAAACTCTCCTGGATTTTCATCAAATTTAAAAGTTAGAGTTCCTGTTGATCCACCAATAGCACTTGTTACTCCTGTTAAGGTAAAAAGATTATAATCATAATCAGATGAATTGTATCCATTTCCAGTTGAAGTGATTCCTATTCCCTCAATAAAAATTTTACTCCCAATTTTAAAAGGAAAAGATCTAGATGTACTAAATCCTGATGCCAAATTAATTGTCACATTTTTTGTAGATGGATTGTAACTAATGTTAGTTAATCCAATTCCATTAGTATTATTGATTGCAATTATTTTTGCATTTCCATAAAGTGTTTTTGTGTTCTTTAAAATCTTTACATTTGATATCACATTTCCAGATAATTCTCCTTCAAGTAATACCTCTGACTTTATATCTCCATTAATTGAATCAATAACAACAAAGTTTGGTGGAGAGGAGTAAAATTTTCCACCTGAGGTCAATCCAACAGAATCTATACTATACAATTGTTCAACATATAATCTTTGTGGAAGTTGAGCTATTGGTTTCAGAGTTTTATCTGATAGATATTCAAATCCAGGAGATTGTATTGTAGATTTTTGAATGTATCCAATACTATCACTTTGAGGTAATAAAATAGCACCAGATCCATTTAGAGATGAAACTGAACTTACTCCAGGAAGTGATGCGTATCCTTTTCCTCCAAAAATAACGTCTATTTTGTTTATTGAACCAGTAGCATGTGGTTCTTTCGTAATGTATTTTATTTTAGAATTAAATTGATTATAATTACTAAATTCTGGGAAAGAATTCGTGTTAAAATTAATTGTCGTACTACCTATACCCGAAATTGTATAAGTTTGATTATACTTACTTTCTATAAAAGTTATAGAATTAAAATCTAATACATCTTTATCGATTATTATTTCGGACTTTTCTTTTGATAGATATGACTTACCAATTAATGGAGTGAGTTTATAGTAAAGTTTATTTGGAATTGTATCTAAAATTTTCAATGAAAGTTTTGCATCATTAGTTACCCCAACAACACCTGTTTTTGTAACTTCAAAAATATCCGATTGTAATGAGGTTACGAATTTATCTGCGAAAGATAAACTATGATATAAATCAAATTCAAAAGATTGTGATAAACTTCCACCATCTAAATCTGCTAAACTAGGATCCGATAGATCAAAATTCAATGTATATCCTTTTGTAATAGTAAGTGGTGGGTTAACTTGGGATAACTCATGGGATGCCCCACCTGTGCTCATAATGCTTACAAATTTAGGACTTGAAGAATTAGATTGGTAAAAAGATTCTGTTAATTTAAATGTATCTTTATCAACCTTAACAATATAGTAAATATTGTTTGATATTAAACCTGTTGCTGGATTAGAAGATACGTAAATTACTTTATCACCTGTAATGTAATTATGGTCATTAATGCTAATTACACTTAAAGATGTATTAATTCCACTAGATGTAAAAGTACGAGGATTAAGAACAACTCTTCTATTTGTAGAATTATATTTAACTGCAATTGTCGTGCTTATTCCTGGATTAACCTCGACACGAATTATATCCCCCTTATTTAAATTATGATTTTGTTTTGTAGTAATAGTTGCAATGTTTTTTTCAACTTTTGCAGTCAATTGGTTTTCTTGGGTTTCAAAACTATGGAAAGTTCCAGTACCTAAAGAAGTAAAATAAAGTAAAAATGCATTTGTTCCAATTCCAGTAAATCCACCAGTTGATCCTATTCCAATCAAACTAGTGGATATTCCTATCAAATCTTCATTTATTTTAGCAATATAAACTTCACTTCTATTTGGTAGAGCATATGTGATTGTTCTATCCGTTGAAACAGATAATGATGTTCTACCTTCATTAGAATAAATTAATTTTTGACCGTTATTTAGATTATGTTTTGGCAAATAAATTGATTGAAGATCTATAAACTTAGATTGTAAAGAAGATCCTACAAAGTAAAAAATAGTAGATCCAGAACCAACAGTTCCAATAGAAACAGAAGCGGATGGATCAAAAAAGATTTTTCTGCGGAGTTGTGTTACTGCGCTTGTTGAAAATCCACTATTATATCTAAATCTTCTTGGATCTTCTTCAACAAGAGTGAACGCAGTATAAGCATATCCTGATGTACCATCGTGTTCTCTTTTCACCCTAACTCTATTGAATACTGGATCAACTCCAATAACCAATAATTTTTCTGTTCCGACACCACTGGATGTAATTTTTAAAACATCATTTTGTTTTATCAAATCTTCATTAACAGAATTTGAAAATGTTAGATGAGTGGTAATTCCAGTTGATCCAGTTGTTCCAATTCCAGCAGATAAAACAAATTTATTATCTGGAACATCAATTGTATAAAAACCACTTAAATTTGAAAAACTATCACTGGAAACTCCAGAAATGTTAACTACATCAAGATTTTTTAATCCATGAGGGATAGTGGAAATTCCTTCTACTAAACCAATTGGTGTAAGTATGTTTAATGTAATATTATTAACTGTTGTTACTGCAGATTGTAATGATACATTTCTAGTTTCAAAAATTTCACTGATTTTTGCGGAACATCCTCTTCCTTGAGTTCCTTCATTATTGAAAATAATTTTGTCTCCAACTTTGTAATCATATCCAGCACTTACAATTCCTACCTTAGATATGAATCCAGAAGAAGCACTATTAATTACTCCAATTTGATTTACCTTTTTATAAGGTTCAATAAAACCTTCATAATCACTTTCTGGGAAGTTTAATTTATATGGATAGGTATTTCTAATATAATTATCATCATTCAAATTAACATCATTTTGATTTGATGATCTTAAGTAATTAAATTGTTCTGGAACTGAATGATAAACACTTCCTATTGCATATGGAAACTTGGGTCTTCTGTAGTTTCCATATGCAGTGTCATATCCATTTAATTCGTCATTGATTGTACAGAAGTATGCATAAACACCATTGGGAAAATCTGGTGTTTTACAAAATCTTCCATTACTTTCATCCAAATCTCCACTATTAGTAAAGATATAATCTTCAATAAAAAATCCAGGGTTAAATCCAGGTGGTCTATCTAAAGATGGAAGTAATTCATATCCAGGTTTAAGAGCTTTTATTGCTCCACCGGTTATATTTGAATATCCATATGGACCATATATTGGATGTCCGTCATAAGACCATCCAAGAATTGGTGAATGGTTTGTTGAAAGAATTTCATTAGAAGTAAATACTAAATCATTTTGCAAATAATTATTTGAACCATTTATATTCTTAGATGGAACAATTTTTCTTAAATTTCTAGGTGCAAATAAATTTACATATTGTAAATCATTATTATATCCAGAAATTAATAATCCATCATCATTATTTTCAGCAAAAACTTTTTTATATTTTTCAACATTATTGACTGTCCATTTTTTAATATTAGCTCTTAGTTTTGATCCCTTTCCACTGGACTCCACAATGATTTCACTACGATTTGTACTAAACCCAATTCCACCATTTACAACTTTTACTGATACTAATTTCCCATTTTGAATAATTGGTGTTAGCTTTGCATAAGATCCACTTCCTCTAAAAGTAAGTGTAGGTGTTGAATTATAATCTTGACCCTGATTTAAAATGACTACACTATCAATTTTATCCCCAACTATAACTGGTTTTACAACTGCATTTTTTCCGGTGTTTAGATTAATTGATGGTTGCTGATCAAAATTTATAATGTCTGTACTTCCATATCCAGTTCCATTTGAAGTAATTTGAATTGATGTCAAACTTCCTCTAAATTTTGGATTAATTACTGCATTAAACTTTGTAGAGTCAGTTCTAGATATGCCAATTCTTCCACTCAATGAAACATTGATTGGTGGATAATTGAAAATATGATTTCCTGATCCTTTTGATTTTAACTGCGCATATTGATTAGTTAAATAATTTTCTTTTGACAGTGTTGTTCCAACTCCAGCTAAAGATAATCTAAAAGTATCTTCATCAATAACTGTCACATAATAATTTTGGGAGGTATCAAGTCCAGATATTGCAGTCCCAGTTGTAGAATAAGTTACAAGTTCTCCATTTTTATAATCATGATTTTTTATTATGATTGCACTATTTGCAGTGCTAATTCCTAAAGAACTGACTACTCTTTTTTTATTCTCATAATTCTCACCCGCAGAAATAATTTTTACAGATGAAAGAATATTTTTTCTTTGTGTTGATCTAAATCTCTGGTTTCCTTCACCAAATCCAGTTATATTAATTTCATTGATATTTTTTATAGCATCATCTGCATTATTATGTAATTTAATTTGACTATCATTTAAAATAGACACAAAGTAAATTGAATTATCTTGAAGATAACTTTTTGTTGATAGATCTCCAGATGTAGATCCAATTCCTATTTTTATTCCATCAAAAGAATTGTATATTACAGATTCTCCATTATTAAATTTGTGCTCAGTATTAAATCCTATAATATTTGCTGTGGTGCTAATAAATCCACCAGAAGAAGTTGATACTCCTAAAGAATTGAAATAAACATCATGATAAATTGAAGATAATTTTGCCTCAGCTTTAGCACCGGTTCCATTTCTTCCAGTGATTATGATATTAGGAACTTCTAGATAATCAAATCCACTTTCTATTATTTCAATATCTTGCAATGATCCTTTAACAGCGCAAGTTCCTGTTGCACCAATGCCAGTGGAATCTGTAATTTCTACAATAGGAGGATTTATTACATCATAATTTTCTCCACCACTTAATACATCTATTGATTCTATTGGTCCATAATAAACAACTTCCTTTGCTTTATAATTTAATAGTTCAACTCCATTTATTAAAATTCCAACTTTTGTTTCTGGTAAAGTTTCTGCTTTTTTAATCTTTGATTCTACAGGAGTTGAAATTTTTCTTACTAGTTTTTGTGTTTCTAAAATTTTATTTTTATTATCAAGTGGAGTTAAAGTTACTGTTACGCTTTCTTCCAGATAGTTTGAAAAAGTTTCAAAAACATTTTTTGCAATATTAGAGTTACTAATAGATAATCTTATGACATCACCGTCTATTTTTTTAACAAAATAATTTTTTATCTTGTTTGAAAAAACATCGGATGAAGAAGTTAAAGAAATTATATCTCCAC